TTACGATACCGTATTTAACGCGGGCGTCGCGGTCCTTGACGGTATCATCGTGTCGGTCACGTTTAAATTCTTGCGGCTCAAGGTCGCGATCTCCACGAACAGCAAGGGCGCTCTCGTGATCGCCTTTACTTATTCGGACGGTGCGAGAGTAGAGGTCTAAATGAACCAATACAGTATATTTGACGATTGCTTTGTGGACAGCTTTGCCGGGGGCGGCGGGGCGTCTACGGGCATCGAGATGGCGACGGGTCATCCCGTTGATATAGCGATAAATCACAACGAGGCGGCAATTATGATGCACCGCCGAAATCATCCGTTTACCGAGCATTACATAGAGGATATATGGCAGGTCGACCCTAAAACCGCCGTACACGGAAGGCACGTTCGCCTCGCGTGGTTCTCGCCCGACTGCAAGCACTTTTCAAGAGCGAAGGGCGCGGCTCTCGTTGACAGAAAGATCCGCGGACTTGCGTGGGTCGTTCTCCGTTGGGCGGCTGCCGTCCGTCCCGACGTTATTATGCTCGAGAACGTTCCTGAGTTTACGACGTGGGGACCCGTACGAAAAGGAAAGGCGGTCAAGAAAAAGGCGGGAGCGACATACCGACAATGGCTCAAACAGCTCTATAAGCTCGGATATACAATAGAGACCCGCCGTCTTTGCGCCGCCGACTACGGCGCTCCGACTATACGCACACGTTTCCATCTGATAGCGCGTTGCGACGGCAGACCTATTGTATTTCCCGAAGCTACGCACGCTTCGCGCGACAGTGAGGAGGTCAAGAGCGGCAAGCTTCTGCCGTGGCGTTCCGCGTCGGAGATAATAGACTTTTCTTTGCCTTGCCCGTCTATCTTCGCGAGCAAGGCGGATATAAAGAAGCAGTACGGAATAAACGCCGTCCGACCGCTGAAGGAAAACACTCTGAGGCGTATCGCGAGAGGGCTTGATAAATTCGTCATTAAGAGCGCGGAGCCGTTTATAGTCTGCAACAATGCGGGAAACGCGCCTCACGGTATGGGTGAGCCCGTACCGACAATAACCACGGGAAACAGGAACCTTCTGATAACACCGTATCTCGCGCAACACAAATTCAACAACAGCGCACAGGACGCAAAGAATCCGCTCTCTACGGTTACGGCTGTCGGGGCTCACGAGCTTATAGCGCCCTCACTCATACAGTATCACTCCGAGCAGAGTGAAAGAGAGGTCAGAGGCCAGCGCGTGGACTCTCCCATGCAGACGGTCGACGCGGCAAACCGTTACGGGCTGTCGGCGGCGTATCTTTCCGAATGGTACGGCAACGCCAGGGAGGGCATCGATCTTAAAGAGCCCGTCCAAACGATAACGGGCAAAGACAGAGAAGCCCTGACCTCGGCTTTCATCACAAAATATTTTACGGGAATTGACGGCGCGGAGGTAAAAGAACCGTTGCCGACTGTTACCGCCGTAGATCACAATTCTCTGACCCTCGCCCATCTCGCGCATTTTAAGGGGCAGGACAAGGGTCAATCTGTTAAGGACCCGCTTATGACTGTCACGTCACGAGACGGTCAGTTTGCCGACGTTAGGACGACCGTCGTAAAATGGGACGGGCAGACGGAGCTCGGATATTGGGCGAACGTCCGCGCCATGCTTAATAAATACTGCGGGTATGAGCTGAAGGAGGACGAGATCCTTTTACTAAGTATTCGCGGCGTATGGTATTTTATTTCCGATATCGGTCTGCGAATGCTGATACCGCGCGAGCTTTACGACGCTATGAGCTTTCCGCACGACTATATTATCGACCGCGATATAAACGGAAAACCGATAACGCGAGCCGATCAGGTCGCTCGCTGCGGTAATGCAGTCGTACCTTTAGTAGCCGAAGCTCTCGTCAGAGCTAATCTGCCCGAGCTTTGCCAGAAGAAAATCAAGGATATGTCACATCTTCACGATGTTATGACGGGATAAGGAGGATAAGACGATGAAAGAAACTGAATTGAAGCGGTGTCCGTTTTGCGGGGGAGAGGCAGTATTGAATGTAGGGAAAATAAGATTTTATGACGGTATCTTTCCTAGGAAATATGAGCTTCGTGTGAGTGCAGAAATTAAATGCACAGAATGCAGTATGTCGAGCGGAGGATTCACCGCTTATATCGACATAGATGCTGAAACCGCACAAACGACAAAATCAATTTATGAGACCGACCAAGTGAAAACAATGACTGAACGTTGGAACAGGAGGGCAGACAATGAGCAAAGAGAAACAGATTGAGGAAATGGCGAAAGATATGTGTTCTTGTTGTAAAGAGGCTGTTTCACAAGAATGTGAATATTCCATTTGTGAAGGTGTCCGTAAACACGCCGAAGCCCTTTACAACGCAGGCTACCGCAAGCAGAACGAGGATGTGACCGACATAAATGTCGGGAACAAATCCGAGTGGATAAGCGTTGACGAGAGGTTGCCTACGGTAGAGGAAAACGATAGAGGTCTTGTCGGAATTGTCAACGGACATAACGGAAAAATCGGATTTAAAGATGCAATCGTTTTTGTTGATTATGATTTTGACGAGAAAGAATGGTGGTCTGAAGACTTTGACCTCACAAATTGCAAGGTTGATTTATGGTTTTCGATTCCCAAACCACCGAAAATGAAAGGCGGTGCGAAATGAGCAATGTTCCCGAAAAATGTGTGAATTGTATTCACCACAAAAAGAGCGATAGAGGGACGGACTATTGCGACCATACAGAATACCTTGACAATATCGGTTGTCCTGTTCCTTACCCATATTTTTTCAAACAGGAATACCCTTGTAAGGGACACGAAGAAAGGCGGTGAGTGATATGGCAAAAGATAGAATGGCAGTTACTTGCAACGGACGAACAGCGTTTTATGCTTGTATGTACGAAGATATAAGAAAATGTGCTATGGATTGCGGTTGGGCGGTATCGTTACACGGTAGTCTTGCTTCCGATATGGATATTATGGCTATGCCGTGGGTGGATAATGCCGTTTCTTTCAAAGAAATGGTCGATAGAATTTCAAAGTTATTCAAGGATAACGATATGTCAAGTCAGTATGTTATCACATACAATGAGAAACCACATAACAGAGTTGTTGCGACAATTCCGATATGGGCAGATTTTTACCTTGATATATCGACTATTAACACCGCCGACGTCGTACCAAAGAGCGAGGTTGCTCGGGAGATTTTTGAGGAGATTGAGAGCGTATGTCTTAAACACATTGATAGGTATGATCGTTATCTTATGTGTTGTAAGAACTTTGCCGAACTCAAAAAGAAATACACGGAGGGCGAGAAATGACAGATAACGAGATTATAAAGGCTATCGAAGCGTATTCAGAAAGACAATGCAGTAAATGCAACGTTCGTGATTTGGGAATCTATTGTAATTCTTGCTTCATAAACGTAGTAAAACAAGCTCCCCGTATTATCAACCGTCTTAACGCCGAGCTTGAATCTATGCGAACGGCGGGAAGATCCTAACGCCGCTCCGAGAATAAAAAGCCGCAGCGTGTAAAGCGCTGCGGCAAAGTCAAAGTGCAAAATAAATTTATTTTTATAAAAAGGAAGGTAAGAAAAATGGAACACAACAATTTTTATATCGTAAGAGCAGACAGAGCGGGGGTATTCTTCGGCAAGATCAAGGAAAGAGCGCAGGACGAGGTTACTATGACCGACGTTCGCAAGATATGGTATTGGGAAGGCGCGTGCGCGGTTGAACAGCTCGCCATAGACGGAACAAAGAAGCCTAACGAGTGCAAACTCACAGTTATGGTTCCCGAAATGATTATAGCGAATCCTATACAGATTATTCCTTGCACAGATAAGGCGGTTAAAAGCCTGTCGAGAGTGAAAGTATGGGAGAGATAAACAAAGCTATTGAAAGGTTTTTGACGGTAAGCTCCGGCTCCGGCTACGGCTCCGGCTACGGCTCCGGCTACGGCTCCGGCTACGGCTACGGCTCCGGCGACGGCTACGGCGACGGCTCCGGCTACGGCGACGGCGCC